AATTTGATGATACAAAAGGTGCAGAACGAGTTCATTTGTATCATCGTTCAGGTTCATATACAGAATGGGGACCCGAAGGTGATCGTGCAGAGAGAATACAAAGAAACAAGTATACAGTAGTAGCGGGTGATGAGGCAATCTATGTTCAAGGTGACGTTCAAATATTTGTTGATGGCGACTATCGTTTAGATGTTACCGGCGACATAATCATCAATGGCAAAACTGTCAATATCAATCAAGGTACCATGGGCGCCGCACGTATTGGAGATGTGGCAGACACCGGAGATCAAGGAACTGGTGCAGATACAGATAATAACTCTGCTGGTACGAACAAGATTGAGACTGGCTCGGGTACGGTATTCATTGGAGACTAAGATAAATAAAAGATGGCAACTACGATAACATCTAATAATCCTACGATTCAAACTGAAAGATCGTACAAGGATTTAGACTTAAACTTTACCGCACATCCTGTAAAAAAGGATGTAAGTCGTCATTTCAATGAAAAGGCAGTGATTAATTCTGTTAAAAATCTTGTCTCAACTAACTTTTATGAAAGACCTTTTCAACCGGAATTGGGATCATCAATACGTCAGCTTTTATTTGAGCCAGTAGACTCTGTGTTTGGCGCATCAATAGAAAGACGTTTGCGTGACGTTATAAACAATTATGAACCAAGAGTTTCAGTAGAATCTGTCGTTGCTATACCAGCACCAGATGAGAATGGATATAAAGTTATAATGACTTTTTTCATTGTAAATCTTCCCAATCCAATTACAATTAATTTCTTTTTAGAGCGTATAAGATAAAATGGCTGATTCACTAAGAGTTACAGAACTTGATTTTGATCAGATTAAACAAAATCTAAAGACATATTTACAAGCACAATCGGAGTTTACTGACTATGATTTTGACGGTTCTGGCTTGAGTGTGTTGTTAGATATTCTGGCATACAATACTCATTATCAGGCTTACTACTTAAACATGGTTGCCAATGAAGCGTTCATGGATACCGCTTTGCTTCGTGATTCTGTTATTTCTCACGCTAAGGTTTTGGGATATGTGCCTTACTCAAGAAAAGCCCCACGTGCTACAATTAATTTTACAGTAAACACAAACGTTGATGATAATTTGACTCTGACAATTCCAAAAGGATTTGCATTTCTTTCGGATGAGATTGATGGTGTCAGTTATAACTTTGTCACACTATCCGAAACAACTGTAACGAAATCAAATACAGATTTTACATTTTTAAATCTTCCGATCTATGAAGGGCAACTTGTAACATATACTTACACGCTTGACCAATCCACAAATCCAAAACAGATATTTTCTCTTCCAGATACAAATGTAGACACTTCAACTTTGGCTGTATCTGTTCGTCCATCTGCATCAAATACTGACTCTGAGGTTTATACACTTGCGTCTGATGCATCAGAGGCAACGACTGCTTCAAAAGTTTTTTATCTGCAAGAGAATCGTGGGCAAAAATATGCAATCTATTTTGGTAATGATGTCATAGGAAAAAGTTTGCCTAATGGTGCAGTGGTAAGCATCACTTATCTTGTTACAAATGGGACTGCGGCTAACAAAGCAAATAACTTTGTTGCCACTGGTACTTTAGCAGATTCAAACAATCAGAGTCAAACTAATTTTACAATTGATCCTGTTAGTTCGGCTGCTGGTGGAGCCGAACGTGAGTCAGTTGACAATATCAAATTTGCTGCGCCATTACAATATACAACTCAGAATCGTCTGGTTACGTTTTCTGATTATGAAGCATATATTACAAAAAATTATCCGTCAGTAGATTCTGTTTCTGTTTGGGGTGGTGAAGATGAAACTCCTCCATCGTTTGGTGTAGTGTATGTTGCACTAAAACCTAAATCTAATTACTATTTGTCTGACGCAGAAAAACAAAGAATTATTGATGAACTAATTAAACCCAAAGCAATTGTTGCAGTCCAAACTGTAATACGTGATCCAGAATTTCTGTATCTTGTTATTGCTTCGGATGTAACTTATGATCCAAATAAAACATCATTAACAGAAACACAATTAAAGACAGCAATAAGAAATGCTGTTCTTGCGTATAAAACAGATAATTTAGATAAGTTTGGTTCTCAATTTATTCTCTCAAAAATTCAGGATAGTATTGACAATGTAGATACTAATTCAATTATTGGTTCTAAAGTATCTGTTCGTGTGCAGAAAAGATTTTCTCCATCATTGAATTCTTCGACTGCATATACAATTAACTTTAATGTGCCACTACGTAGAGGCACGATTGGGAACAAACTGACCTCAACATTCTTTACCGTAACAGACTCAGCAGGTATTGATCGTGAAGTTCAGTTTGATGAGATACCACAATCATTCTCTGGCATTTCGTCTATTAGTGTAACAAATCCAGGGCAAGGATTTACTTCTGCGCCAACAATAACAATTGATGGTGACGGTACTGGTGCATCAGCATCAGCAGTAATTGTAAACGGTAGAATACAAAGTATTGAAATTATCAATCGTGGTATTGACTATACACGTGCCACTATCACAATCTCTGGTGGAGGTGGATATGGAGCATCTGCAACGGCAGTTATTGATGGTCGTATTGGTACTATTCGTACTGTATATTATGATTCTTTAGCACAACGTCAAGTTGTTGATGAGAATGCTGGTGAGATTGACTACGATGCGGGTATCGTGACAATCACAAACATTGCAATTAAAGATGTTCAGTCTGTTGATGGAGATATTCGTCTATCGATTGAGTCTGAAAAAGGCATCATAAGTACATCTAAAAATACAATTATTTCTATAGATCAAGACGATCCAACAGCAATTAGCACAACATTAGAAACTGTATAATGTCAGCAGATTTAAAAACATCGATACTTGTCAATCGTCAAGTCCCTGAGTTTATTCGTGATGAATATCCAAAGTTCATCACATTCTTAGAAGCCTACTATGAGTTTCTTGAGGCTCAAGCGAACACGGCTGTCACTTCAAATAATCTGGTAACAACAGCAAAATCTTTGCGTTACATTAGTGACGTTGATGAGTCTATAGATGACTTTGAAAAGAACTTCTACAATACATATGCATCATTAGTTCCACTTGATGTGCAGTCCAATAAAGCACTGCTCTTCAAACAACTTTTACCTTTATACAGAACAAAAGGTTCTGAGAATTCCTTTAAGCTATTATTTCAACTTGTCTTTGGTGAAGATATTGATGTTATTCTTCCCAAAAATAATGTTCTTCGTGCGTCTGCAAGTAACTGGCAAGTAGATAACAAACTCCGTATTAATCCAGATATATCAAGTCGCTACGTTGGTGATGGTACGACTAAAACGTTTTATCTTGCTCAACAAGTAGGTAAAGATGAAGTCAGTATCTTCGTAAACAATGTTCTCAAAACAGCAGGAACAGATTATTTCATTAATAAAGAATATCGTCAACTAAACTTTGTTACAGCACCCGCTAACGGTGCAGTGATTACATCAACATACGACAACTTTGATATTGCTCTTCTGAACAATCGTAAAGTAACAGGTGTAACTTCTAAAGCATTTGCAATCATCGAATCTGCAAGTCGTAGAATTATTTCTGATACATTGAATCTTGGCTTACCAGTAGAATTACTTATTACTGCCGATTCACTTGAAGGTTCATTCCTGAATGGTGAAGTAGTTACTATACCGATCAATGATGAAGTTAATAATATTTCAATCGATATTCGTGCTTCAACATTCTCCATTATTCGTAGATTAAACGTTGTCAATGCTGGTAATAATTATAGCGTGGGCGACATCGTTTCTGTATTTGGTGGTAATGCTTCAACAAATGCATTCGGTACAGTTGAACGAGTTGTTAGTGGAGAAATTGATTCTATTGCAGTTACACATGGTGGAGCTTTATTTTCTTTATCTGCTCCGATTGCTATATCTGGAAACAATCCTTTTTCAACTCTTGTTGCAGTTGTTGATGCCATCGACACTTCAGGTTCAAATGCGGCAAACTCATTTACGGTGTCTCCAGATTTAATTTCAAATTTAAATGTTCAAATTGCATTAACAAACTCTAATTGGGGTTCCGCATTTTCCAAATCAAACATCAGCGCAGCGAATAGTATTGCTGATGCATTAAATTATATTTCTTTTCAAGTAGGACCTATTAGTAACGTCAAAGTCCTATCATCAACTGTTCCATTGTCTGAAAAAAATATTATTCAAATAGATGCAGCCGGCGCTCAATATGGTCCCAATACTCCATATCGTTTTTCAAAAAGTCTAAGATCGATTGGACGTTATAAAATAAACGCTGGTGGAATGAATTATCAAATCGGTGATGAAGTTGTTTTTGGTACTAATCCTCCAGGCACCTATGGACAACATGCTGCTGCTACAGTAACAAAGATTGCTGCAAATGGATACATTGAAAGAATTGATTCTGCTAACAGTCGAATTCGTGGCACTGGAACAGTAACTTCGGCGTGTAATGAAATTACTGGCACAGGAACTTTCTTTACAGAGGATTTAGTTGTTGGTGATAAAGTAGATATTAATAATGAGTCAAGAGTTGTATCGTCAATTACAAATGATACAACTGCTGTTGTCTCTGCAACCTTCACATATTCAGCATCTAATAAAAAAATTGGTGTTTATAATCGTTGGCCTCTTGGTGGTTATGGTTACACACAAGGTAATTTTCCTTTACTTTCTGTAGATTCTGCAACAGGTTCAGGTGCTAATGTACAAATCGATTCACTAATTGGTGATGGTGAAGTATTGGTGCCTACAGGTTTTGGTGCAAACGGACAAATTATTTCAATTAAAGTTGTAAATCCTGGTTCAGGTTATGAATTCAATCCTATCGTGTCTGTATCTGGGGGTGATGGCACAGCAACAGCAAACGCTGAAATAGAACGTTCATATGCTTCGGCGCCAGGTCGTTGGACAACATCTGATTCTATTATTTCTTCAACCGAAAGAAAATTACAAGGTGAAGATTACTATGTAGATTATTCATATATTATTTCTTCACAAACTGAGTTTAGTAGATACAAGACCTTACTCAAACAACTGTTACATCCAGTTGGTATGGTTAATTATGCATTCTACAATAAGCAAAACGTTGTTGAACTTACAGATGTTGCAGTTACAGACATAAAGACTAATACAATATCTGGTACTGTAAACGTAGGAAATGGCAGAATTGTTGTTGCCGGTGTCAATACAAAATATAATGTTGCAAATACAAAAGGAATTTTAACTTTAGGTTCTACAATTGCAGTTAATGGTGAAATTAGAAAAATTAACACGATTGTAAGTAATACAACTTTACTGACAACATCAAATATATCTAATTTACGAATTGCAAATGCTGGTTCGGGTTATTCAAATGGTCACCTCGTTTTTGCAAACGGTGGTGGGCAAGTTACAGGACTTACAATTACATCAGCGGGTTCAGGATATGAAAATGGATTCGTAACTTTCTCTGGTACAGATGAAGCAATTCCCGCTGTCGCAAATGTTGAGGTATATGCATCAAATGGCGCAGTGCGTACATTAACACTTGTATCTGGAGGATTATACTCTGGTGTTCCAATCGCACTGCCTGATAGTAACCCTCATCGTGTTGTGTATGCAAATACAATTACAATCACAGCACAAGGTGAAGGTTACGCAAATGGATGGCTTGTATTCTCTGGCGGTTCACCATTGAGAGATGCGAACGCTGCTGTAGAAGTATTCCCAAGTAATGGCGCAATTCGTGCAATAACTGTTTACGATTCAGGTTTATATCAATCTAATCCTACAGTTACACCAAACACAAATCCAAACGTTGTTGTATCTGGAATCACTGTTACATCAGCAGGAAGAGGACATTCAAACGGTGTACTGACATTCTCTGGTGGCGATCCAAGTCGTGCCGCACTTGTGCGTGTTGAAGTTTATCCAGCAAACGGTGCAATTCGTCGCACAACGATTGTTGATCCTGGTTTATATTCTTCAGCACCAACTGCTGTGTTGAATACAACTCCAATTTCTATTTCTGCGATTGCTGCAAATACAGCAACTTACAATGGTAGATTTATTGCAAACGGTTATCTTGTATTCTCTGGTGGTAATCCTGTTGTTGAAGCAAATGCATCTTATGAAGTTTATGCCGCCAACGGTGTAATTCGTTCGATCACAATTAATCAAGTTGGACTATATCGTTCAGCACCAACAGTTGCTCCAAATGTGACGCCCGTGATGATTACGGAGGCATTCCCATATGAGCCTGGTTCTGGTTATGTTGCTGGATATCTGGTGTTCTCAACAAATCAAGGCTCTGCAAATATTGCTGCAAATGCTTCAGTTACAGTCAATGCCGGTGGTGCCATCTCTGGAACTGTGATAAA